GTCCCTGCCAAGAATGATACTCCCCCAGTTGACTCTACCGCAATATCCGCACCGGCTTCGGCTGTATCCACGCCTGCATCGACCCCTATGTCCGCCTCATCTGGATTAAAATCCGTCATTTCAGTTCCTGTGGGCTCGCCACCTTCACCACCTTCTTCACCTTCACCTTCGTCGCCTCTATATTTTTGTTTCAGAATATCACCTTTGGTTATTAATCGACCGATTCCCTCCCGCAGCCCATTCATAGAGTCGTAAGGGTGCCTCACGAGGTTATAAACAAGATGGAGGGCTTTATAAAAATAAAACCCTTCTACTATCTGTTTTGTGTGTGGGTCTATGAAAGGGTCCGGTGACGGTTGTTGATCAGGTATGTTAAATTGATTTCCGGTTATTATATTTGTAATCTCATAATTGTAATTACCGATTTTTAATACTTGCCCTATCAAATGTCTGGCACTCGGATTATTAGAAAACGCCCCTCTTCTAGCACACGAAACTCCACCTAATTTGGAATTACATGTTCGTCCAGACGTATATTTAGAAGATTCAAGTTTAGATAATATGTCAAATTCTTTTTTAATGCCTAATATATTTGAAGGAGCGAGAGGAGCATTTATAGCTACTCTTTTTTGATTTTTACGATTGTTGCCTACTGCGATAGCCGATGCTTCGGCACTTACTATGGCCTGCTTACCAGCTTGCGCGGCGCCTACAACTCCGGTGACACCTTTTATAACATCGAACGCTTCAATATTTTTTCTACAGAAACATACCTTGTAAATTATATATATTAATGACAGTATAGCCAATATTTTTAGTATATTTTCTAATAGCATATCTACTTATAATAAATATTAAAAAATTAATTTATTTTAATACTAGGTTTATTCTTTTTTTGAATAACTTGTTGAAAAAAAATTAGTTTTAGATTATTTAGTATTTTAGTTCGAGTACACTTGTCTTCTAGAACTTAGTTCGAGTAAGCGAGGCCACCCATACCCGACATAATGCGGAGGACATTGTAGTTGACAGCGTATATGTTTTCAATAGTTCCTGAAGCACTTAAGTCTAATTTAGCATTATCAATTCTTGAGAAATTGCAGGTGCCCGATGGCTGGTGTTCTTCCGGGTTGAGAGCAAATGAATAGCAATTAATATCTCTGTAAAGAGATGAGCATCTGGATCTAGGATTCTGGGTTCTACCTACAATGTGGACAGTCATACCATCATTTGCTGAGAGATTTGAAAAAAGATTGACTGATCCGATATCTGTGACAAATGTACATACTGGGGCAAGGGCGTCGCTTACCGCCGCAATCTGTACAATATGGGTGATAATTTCTGCAGCAGCAAAATCATTAGATGTATTTTGGCCACCGACGGAAATCTGTAATACATCTCCAACACGGATAGCAGAAGCGGTAGGTGCCGCGCCATCAACAGCACCCGCGGCAGCGGCCTGGTTGGCGGCGAATGTTAACGAGCCCTCTAATAATTTTGCTTTCGTATTAGCTGGAGTAGAGTGGTGGGCAACGATGCCAGTGTCAATTGGTGCTATCATTACAGGGTCTTCCGTCTCCTTTATATTAAAACCAGGGACACTAGTGTGATGGTCCAATGGTTGACGAAGCTGGAAGTATTCACGATCTTGTTCCGTAAAACGATCATGACCATTTAATTTAAGTTTGGTCTTCTGGGAAATAACAGTTGCGGCCTCAAGCTTGCCATAGGACGATTCCGTAGTCCAGATGAGTTCTTTAATTGGATGATTGAAGTTAAGCTTGTAAGAACTAGCGGCCGTTCCTTCATTCTGTTTCTGTAATTGTTCAATAAGATATTCATGTGAAACTTGTGCAAAACGACGTCTTTCATCAGTGTCAAGGTAAATATAATCACACCATACTTCAACGGTAGGGGTTGAAGCAGTGTGATTGCGACCAACACCAGTACCATCAGTGGCAATGGCGCTACCCCATGTAAACTTAAGTTTGACTTCATGATACTGAAGGGCAATTAATGGTAAGGCGAGGCCGGGGTTACGACAGAACCAAAAGTTAAGCGGAATCATAATAGACTGTTGTACAGTATTTGGATTGTATGCCACAAGCGTCGTACCATCCGCCGCTGGAACTAACTTGTTAGTGAATCCTCCGGTTAAATACTTGTATCCAGCGGCTCTTGATACGGGTGTTGTTAATTCAGCCCAAATTTGATTCCATTCTTCATAGTGTTTATCAATTCTTTGACCACCTATCTCAATCTCAACCTCTTTAATTAATTTATCACCACTAATACCATTCGATGTATCTTGATCACATCTAACATAGATCTTGTGAACTAAATCACCATTTCGAGAAATAGTGACAGATCCTGATGAAGATGCACCAGCAAGTTTTCTCGTGCCATTAACGGTCTGCTCAACCGATTCCATCGCGAAGTTTGTGTGTCTGCGGTAGACAACCTTGAAGAAAGTGATCTGTGGGTTACCAGTAAGGTAAATATCCTGAGCGCCATAAGCTACTAGTTGCATTAATCCTCCGCCCATTTTTTATAATATAGCAAGAAAAAATTTCTGTGTTTTTTCCTTTCAAAAATAATTTAATATTAGATATTTTGTTTAGTTTTTTTAGTTCGAGTAAGCGAGACACTATTGACTACTCTAACTTAGTTCGAGTAAGCGAGGCCACCCATGCCCGACATAATGCGGAGGACATTGTAGTTGACAGCGTAGATGTTAAATGCGACGCCATTGGTCGTACTAAACTTAAGTCTTGCGTTATCAATTCTTGAGAAATTGCAGGTTCCAGACGGTTGGTGTTCTTCTGGTTTGAGGGCGAAGGAGTAGCAATTGATCTTGTCGGTAAGTTGGGAGCAACGGGATAGAGGGTCCTGGAGACGGGCGATAATAGTTATGCTAATCTTGTCCGTATTGGCCGGTACTACCATTACCGGACTCACAGTAACAACCCCCGCACTGGTGGTCGAAACAGCAGCCGTTAACGCAGTAATTTGATGTTGCGATGCTGACGCCGGATCGGCAGCATCACCAGCAACATCATACAATATTATATCACCTACTTTCCAAAGATCGTTAAATGCTGTAGTTTCGACACCGGTGGGCGACACGTCGTTTGAGAATGAAGCTCCTCCGACCGCAATGAGAAGGGCTGTATTCCCCACGGCGGTCGTGGCGTGTGTGGTTGCTCCAGAATCAACTGGGAGTGATAACATAACAGGGCGATCAGCCATAGGGATATTAGCACCTGGGACAGCAGTGTGGCAGTCGATTGGTTGACGAAGTTGGAAATATTCTTCTTCTTGAGCAGCAAAGCGATCGTGTCCATTTAATATGAGTTTGGCATCGGCGTACACGTTGGTCGCTGCAGATGTCCAGATTATTTCTTTAACTGGGTGGTTAAAGTTTAATTTTGTTTCTGTTGCGGTGGTCGAACTTTGTGTTTCTTTCTGTAGCTGTTCAATAAGGTATTCGTGCGAAACCTGGGCAAATCTGCGTCTTTCGTCGGTGTCTAAGTAGATGTAATCTGCCCATAATTTAACACCAGCGGTGCCAACCGCCGTGCCTAGGACCATCTTGACCTTTACTTCGTGATATTGAAGAGCAATTAGTGGTAATGCAAGACCAGGATTACGGCAGAACCAGAAGTTTAATGGAATTTGAACCATTTTAACACCAGCAGTACCTGTTTTATTTAAACCGTGCGATAGAGCGCCAGTCATATTTTTGAATGCAAGTGCCTTTGAGTCAGGTGTTGTTAATTCAGCCCAAATTTGGTTCCATTCTTTATAGTGTTTATCAATTTTCTGTCCTCCAATTTCTAATTCAACTTCGCTAATAATATCGTCGCCATTTATAATAGCGAGGGTTGAAGAATTAACATAGAGTTTTCCTACTAAATCACCATTACGTGAAATTGTTGCGGTCACAGTTGCACCATCTGCGGGGGTACCATTGAGGGTCTGCTGAATCGCTTCCATCGCGAAGTTAGTGTGTCTTCTGTAGACAACCTTGAAAAAGGTTATCTGTGGGTTACCTGTAAGGTAAATATCCTGTGCGCCATAAGCTACTAATTGCATTAATCCTCCTCCCATTTTTTTATACTATATAGCAAGAAAAAAATTTTGAAATTTTAACCTTTAAAAAATAAATTAATACTAGACTTATGTAAATTATTTAAAAATGAAATATCTATGGATAGTATAAAAAAATAGAAGAATCTACACCTACCCGTTGCTGCCGCCGAAAGTCTTCAAAATGTTACCGAAAATGTTGCTGCTATAGAATCTGATGAAGAGTCTGTTACAGAACCGGTTGCTGAAGAAGTTAAATCATCTAATAATGATTTAGAAGAAAGAGTTAAAGTATTAGAAGAAAAACTTGAAAAGATGTTTAATGAATTATATAGAAAATTCATAAATAAACAACTTAACTTTAATTAGAGTAAGCAAGACCACCCATACCCGACATGATGCGAAGGACATTGTAATTAACTGCAAAAACACGATCCGCAGTGCACCCTGTGGTGCATACGAACTGGGCATTATCAATTCTGGAAAAATTACACGTTCCGGATGGCTGATGTTCTTCGGGTTTGAGGCAAAATGAATACACACCAATCCCATCACACATATTACCAGCCTTGTCCGCAACTGCTGTCAAACCACCGGGGCCGGTGTGGTAGGCTAGTACCTGAGCTCTTGAGAAATATCTGAAATCACGTGCAGCAAAACGGTCGTGTCCATTTAGTTTAAGCTGATAGGTTCCTCTCGCACCCACGGCGCCGGCGGCGGCACCGGTTGTGGCCACGAGACCGATGGTTGATTTTACACACCATATTAGTTCCTTAACCGGGTGATTAAAGGTCAAATCGCTACTGCCTGCTCCCGCAGTAGTACTCTGAACTTGAACTTGTTCGATCAAATATTCGTGGGAAACCTGCGCAAATCTACGCCGTTCGTCTGTATCTAGGTAGATATAGTCACACCATAATTTATTAGATGTAACGGCTGCTTGATCAACTAAGGCCCAATTATGCTCAAGTATTACCTTAACCTCGTGATATTGAAGGGCGATCAGGGGTAATGCTAGACCCGGGTTACGACAGAACCAGAACTGAAGTGGCACATAGAAAGTTTGTGCGTTGTTGGCGGCTAGTATTCCGCCCATACCAGTAGCTTGTTGATAAGGCGTGCATCCCACCGCTACGCCGTCGGCGGTAGTAGTGCCGACTTGGGCACTCGGGTTTGGTTCAGTCAAATGGGCCCATACATTCATCCATTGTCCCGATTGTTTATCAATCTTCTGACCACCAATCTCAATTTCAATATCGGTTATTCCAGCAGCCATGGGATTAACTGGCGTCTGGTCCATCCCAGCGCAATCTACCTCTAAATACATTCTGTTAACTAAATCACCATTACGGGAAATAGTGGCAGTGCAACGACCAGCGGCAGGCCCAACTTCTCCTCCGTTCCATGTCTGTTCAATCGCTTCCATCGCGAAGTTGGTGTGTCTTCTGTAGACAACCTTGAAAAAGGTTATCTGTGGGTTACCCGTAAGGTAAATATCCTGTGCGCCATAAGCTACTAATTGCATTAATCCTCCTCCCATTTTTTTTTATACTATATAGCAAGAAAATAATTTCTGATTTTTTCCTTTTAAAAAATAATTTAATTCTAGAAATAGAATCTTTAATTATGTTAGTTGGATTACACTTGTCTACTCTAACTTTAATTGGAGTAAGCAAGGCCACCCATACCCGACATGATACGAAGGACATTGTAGTTAACGGCGTAGACATAAATACCACCTGAACCTTCGGCGGTTAAGGCCTTACTACTTTCATAAGTTAATGTTACTGCTGTAAGCGCTTGTGTTACAGTTGCAGATGCATCTTGCACAGCTTGAGCAGGATAAGTTAATTCAGCATTATCAATTCTTGAAAAATTACAGGTACCACTTGGTTGATGTTCTTCAGGTTTAAGGGCGAATGAATAAACAGCAATAGAATCTCTTTGAGTAACTCCACCAAAACCAGAGTGATGATCATGTACTTGTGTACGTGTAAAATATTTGGTATTTCTTGCCGAAAAACGATCGTGACCATTTAATTTTAATTGGTAATCTCCATCAGCCAGTGTTGCAGGAGAGGCAGGTCCACCACATACACCATCCGGTGTGCTCAGACTACCTACTTGAGGTCTTCCAGTCCATATTAGTTCTTTAACTGGGTGGTTGAAATTCAGACTTACAGAAGTAGCTGTCGCAGATGATTCTTCTTGTATTTGTAATTGTTCAATTAAGTATTCGTGACTGACTTGAGCAAATCTTCTACGTTCATCAGTATCGAGGTAAATATAATCAGCATATAATTTAAAATTACTGAATGATGCTGAAGTAGCACCTGTTGCTTCAAAACAATCAGTTAATGCACACAGTGTTAATTTAATTTTAACTTCATGATATTGAAGGGCAATTAATGGTAATGCTAATCCAGGATTTCTACAGAACCAAAATTGTAATGGGACAGTGGCAAAATTTACATCGGATCCTCCATCTAATGCAGTGCCAGCATGATCAACTCCCATATGATTGTATGACATCATTTGATATAGAGTAGCACCACCAGAAGGTTCATCACCATCACCTGCTGTATTAACAGCAGCTTTAATCCCTGTTGGATTTACTTCGGTTAATTCATTCCATACGGTTAACCAATGTCCATAATGTTTATCGATTTGTTGACCACCAATTTCACATTCCATTTCTTTTAATAAAGAATGGCCAATATTAGCACCTTGAACACCAACATCTCCACCATTCAATATTTCAGAAATATTCATCTGAACATGTAAACCTGAAACAAGATCACCATTACGACTAATTGTCGATGTTACAGAACTGTTAAAGTCCACGGATCCATTGAGGGTCTGTTCAATCGCTTCCATCGCGAAGTTGGTGTGTCTTCTGTAGACAACCTTGAAAAAGGTTATCTGCGGGTTACCTGTAAGGTAAATATCCTGTGCGCCATAAGCTACTAATTGCATTAATCCTCCTCCCATTTTTTTATACTATATAGCAAGAAAAAAATATTGAAAAAAATATTGAAAAAAATATTGAAAAAAACGTTTAATTTATTTTATATTAATTTATTTCTTAAATCATCCCATTCAAGTTTACTTATATATTCTTTTCTATCAACTTTATTTGGTCTACTAAAGGTACACGTGTTATCTATAGTATTAACAAATATAGACTGTCTAAGCCCTGGATGCAGGCGGTGCTGTACACAAATCCGTCCCGGGACTATTTTTTCAATCCACTTTTCTTCAACAACTGGTTCAGTAACAACTGGTTCAGTAACAACTGGTTCAGTAACAACTGGTTCAGTAACAACTGGTTCAGTAACAACTGGTTCAACAACTGGTTCAGCAACTGGTTCAGCAACTGGTTCAGCAACAGGTTCAGCAACAGGTTCAGCAACAGGTTCAACAACAACTGGTTCCTCGGTAACAACTGGTTCCTCGGTAACAACTGGTTCCTCGGTAACAACTGGTTCAGCAACAGGTTCTATTGCAGCAACGTTTTCACTAACAATTCCTTGTTCTTCTACATTTTTTAGACTTTCAGTTGGAGCAACGGACGTATTAGTTGTTTTCTTTTTTTTCTTAGGCATTTTTATAATAATAAAGAATATTTTAAATCTATAAAATATTTTAAATCTAATCTATAATTAAGTTATGAGTAAATACAGCTGTGTATATTACAAAATCCTAGAAGCTATGGATGAAGGAAATGATGAACACGTTGGATTGTATCTTAAAGACTACCAGTTTAGTTTTATTCTTAAATATGACAAAATATACAATACAATATCTGATAGTAATCAGGAAAAAGTAGATATTTACAATCAATTAAGTAAACTATTACTACATTCATGCAAAAAAAAGAAAGTAGAATACATAATTGGCGTTCTCTATCTTATTGACAGATTAAGATACAAGTATGACGATAGAAATTTTATTCTATATATTGAAAACTTATATGACTGTATGAAAGCCCTTGTAAATACACAGAAATATAGTGTTGACAAAGATAAAATTCTTAATTGTATGAAACTATTTTTCTGTTATAATAAAAAATATAGTGAAATTAAAGAACTCCATAAAGCTAGTAGAAAATTAACTGTGTTTGAATCTAAGTTTTGGAAATCCTATATCGATAGATTTGGCGATGACTACTATAAAAATAATATAGACATTAGTAACTTTTTTCAAAGTATCAGAAGAACAATGACACACTATAATCCAAATAATATTCTAGCCTCTATGTTTAAAGATCTCAACTTTGGCGATGTCAAGTATGTTTATATGAATCAATTAAAAGAAGACCTAAAACTACTAATAAAAGAAGATTTAATAAATTCGTTTAAATTCTACAGTATTGTTTATCCAAAAGAAATCTATGAAACAGAAGGTCTTATTTCTAGACAGAAATACATATTCTTCTTTAAAAAATATTATTATGAAGAGATGAAATTAATAGTTAAAATTCTTAGAATAATTAATAATAGCAAAGTGTTTGATTTAAATACTAAGCTAACCCAGGCTATTAATGAATACTTAAAATACAGAAAAATCTACACAGAGGACGACAAGGATTTCTTAGGATATGAAACAAGAGAAAGTTTAATACTTAATATTATTAATAGTTTAGACAAAGACTTTTTCTTATATTATTATAAATTAATACAAGAACAACCCATTATAAGTAGTAAATTAGGTGGTTCTAGAAAAACTAGAAAGAAAAGTAAAACTAGAAAAAAACAGAGAAAATCTAGAAAGAAAAGTAAATCTAGAAAGTATTCTAAGAACAAGTTGAAGGTAGGCCGTTATTAAATTCTCCCTTAAACAGAGGATTATTGTGTTCATCATAAATAGTCCCGAAGCCGTGGAATAAGTTTTTTTTAAATTCTCCGATGTATTTACCATCTGAAAACTCGTATGTATCATTGTAATTCGCCATATTAATCATTTGTAAAGGCTTATCACAATAAGAACTATTGCGTTCAAATCTAGATACCTTACTTTCTATAATGCTTCCTAGGCCCATGCTAAGACCACCGACTAGCAGTTTAGCAGCTGTAACAACTGGTCCCGCCACTGTATAAAGCGTCAAGGCGCCGCCAGTTGCTAATGTATTTTTAATAAATCCTACATTTCTATTGTATTTGTCCTTTTCTTTATCGCAAGCAATACGAAATTCTATTTGTTTCTTATCCATATTACTCGGAAAAACCCCGTGTTCTATAATACTATTCTTTACTCGTTTAGCTATTAAGCAAACCCGGGAGCGTCTGTTCATAAAATCAATAAAGATTGGTTTAGACGTTTCTTTAACAACTGTAAGAATTTCTTGCCACAGCGTTGTGTCCCAATCTTTCGTCTCAGGTGATTCGGCCACGCCAAATTTAGCATTATTCACAATACTAGTAATTTTGTATTTTCTAGTTTCAAGAGACTTTTTGTTCCCGTTAATATTATACTTTGTAAACACAAACAAGGTATTCTTAAAGATATTTTCAGACAGCTCATTTTTAATTATATCTAGCATATCATTATTGTCTTTTGTCCATCTCGCTTCGGATGAATCGAAACAGATTAAGATTAGGTGTGCTTTCTTTACTGTATCAGCAATGCGATGAATATACTCTTTTGGTTCGCCTCTATCATCATATAGGCCCATAGTATCCCAGATATTAATAGTATTGTTTCCTTCGTATTTAGTGTATTTTTCTACATTCATTGTCGTAGCCTCGTCGTGACCAACAGTTGCAATCTGTTTCCCAAACAGAGAATTTATAAGAGAACTTTTACCTACGCCGGTTTTACCTATAATAACAACAGTATATTCGTTCGCCGTAACAAGGTAACTAATCAATAGGAATAGTAGAGTTTTTATAAGTTTCATTTGTGTCTAAAATTTAAATTATATATCTTTTTCAATTTTATTGGTTTTATTTGAGGCCCTTGTTTTTATTAGTATAAATTAATATAAATTAATATTAATTTATACTAATAAAATGGAATCTAAACTCGCACACTTACAAAAGCAAAAGAAATATACTAAAAGTGAATTAGATAAACACAAAGATTATGTCATCGCTATACCATCTTATAAAAGAATGGAAACATTAAGAGATAAAACACTGTTATTATTACAAAAATACAAGGTTGACCCAAAAAAAATATATATATTTGTAGCCAATAAAGACGAATTAAAAAAATATAGAGCCGGATTACCAAAATACTACCGAGAAATAGTTGTAGGGAAACCGGGTATAAAGAATATTCGTAACTTTATGCCGAAGTATTTTCCGATAGGTAAAAAAATATTTTATATGGATGACGATTGTTATGGTTTATACGAGTGTGTTTTAAAACCAAAAGCAAAACTGACTAAATCTAAAAGGGCTGAATCAAACCACAGGCTTATTCCATTGAAAAATTTGGATGAATTTATTAAAACAGGGTTTCACGAGCTAGCTTTATCCAAAATGAATTTATTTGGTATCTATCCAGTTGACAATGCATTCTTTATGAAACCTACTGATAATAGAAAGAAAACCCACATTACAAATAGAATATGTTATATAATTGGTTATTGCGCCGGCACCATTAATACTCGTGTATGTGAGGTTAGAACAGTTGACGACAAAGAAGACTTTGAAAGAAGCATAAAATATTACCTTCACGACGGCGGCGTCCTTCGATACAATAATATAACAGCCAAAACTAAATGTTATAAAGAACCTGGTGGAATGCAGGAAGAGAGAACAAAAGAACGCGTAAAACGGTCCGCTGTATATCTCAGTAAAAAATACCCTGATTTAACAACTTATACGGAAAAGAAATCATGG